CAGATAGTCGTTTGCTTCGTCCATTTCAAGGACAACTTCTTCCCCGTCCGCCGTATAAAGCCCGGTGATCTTAATGTCCTTATTTGACGGGGAACGGGACGGAACGCCCCCATTGTTCGCAGCCAGGTACTCCATCTGTGCCGCCATCTGTGCGGAATAGTAATATTTATAATCCCCCACCCCGACAATCGGCCATACAGGGATTGTATCGCGGTCAGAACAGGCGATACTATTCTTATATCCTTCGACTTCTTCCATACTGTCCGCTTTGCCCTCAGCAGTATCAAGATCCGCTATGACTTTTGCTGTAAAAAGGCTTGAAATAAGCTGTGCTTTTACCGCAAGCGCCAGCCGTACAGCCGGGATATGCGACCACCCGGGTGCCAGAAGAAGCGACGGAACAAGCCCGAATTTCGGATACACGCTGCCGATCAGTTCCATCCCTGTTTTCTTTTTCGTCTTTACGTTATAGGCGCCGATCACGTCATCGTAAGTCACCTGTGACGGTTCAAGCTGGACATAAGTTACTTTCAGCTTATTTTCCGCCGCTGCAGCTCCTCCGCTTACGATTGCGACCGTGACGGTTCCATCCGCATTAAAGGACGCAATATAATCCTCATCAGGTTTATAAACTGTTTCTGATTCCCCCGCCGATACGACCGAAAGTTTATCAAGCAAAATCCCTGTTTCGGGAATCTTCATCTTTCCTCCCTCGACGGCATATTCCTTTGATAATTCCGCTGTCACATGCTTTTCCGGATCCAGCACATTGATCATGATCAACGGTGCCACTCCAAATACATCAAACGTCGCATACATGGACTGACAAAGCGTGTAATTTTCAAAATCCGTACAGTACCCGAGCCCGGCAATCGCAGCCTGTTTATTATGAAAAACAAACGGCCTGTTTACCGTATCATAGGGATTTTCCGCCAGATTGACCGGCGCCGTCCCTATCACACACTGTAAACAACCATCAGATGTAACCGGAACCGTCAATTGTGTGTCCCGGCGGCTTGTGCGGATTCCATGCTTATAGTTAGACATATCCTTTTATTCCCCCTCCATAATTTTTTTGATTTCCGTCTCTGATAACGCTTCGATCTTATCATAGGCCGCTGCTTCAACCGTCCCTTCGGTATCGATTGAGGCTTTTGCCCTCACAATATCAGAAAGCGGAACAATTAACTGTTTCACAAACGGCTTCTTTCCGGCCAGCTTTTCAAGCCTTCCGGGAATTCCGCCATTAAAAACAGCGCCGTGTTTCACGACGCCGCGGATTGCAGGCCCTAAATACATAACGGGCGTTTCTTCTTTTTTAATCATACTCTGTCTCCTCAATTTCCGGTTTTTCCAGTATCCACAATGTAGACATACCGCCGATAAATTTCGGCCATGTGTCCTCTTCCTGGAATTTTTTCGTAAGTGGGAAGGCGATCCTGTACCGATTGTCTACAAGCCGCTTTTCCAGAAAGCGCTTTGAAAGACGATTCAAAACGTTTGCAATGTCAAAATGCCCCTGCTTGTTCGGATTTCTATCGTTTATCCCAACAATAAAACAGACCGAACACATCAGGTTTTCGTCCTCCCCATTGATTTCTTCTTCGTCCAGGCAAACAAGGACATAGGGAAAATGCTCATCGTCATTTTTCCCTTTCTTAGCCGGTAAGTTCTGCGGATACACGTTAAATTTCACATATTCCCCGTTATTATTGACCGAAGTATAGTTTTTTAACTCTTCCTTCACCTCTTCTACAAGCACCCTTTGAAGAAAAATATCTGTCTGCAAACAATCACCCCCTCTGCAAAATATAATCAACGTGGTGCTGAAGCCTTTTGCTCAGTGTCTCGCCTGCCACATGCTCTATGTGGTGCATTGCTCCCTCATTGTTCAGCATCTGTGGGGCAGAAAGCCCGGTCAGTTCGCGTATTGATTCATTATGTTTTGTTATCCTGCTGCTTAGGCCATCCTTTCTTGTCTTCCGCTTTTTTATGATGCCCTGTCTCTCAAAAATTCCTTTATGCCCATTACCCACAGTTGCAATAAATGCCCTTTTCTCTCCTTTTTCAAGTGTTTTCGGGGAATTGGCTTTTATAACTGCCGCTTTCACAATTCCGCCCGCAAGGCTTCTTTTAAATTTATATAAATCTATTCTTTCCCCGCTTGCGGAAACAGCTCCCTTTAAATTGGATCTTGACGCCTTATGAGGCTTCAGCTCTTTGTATACACCTTTCTGCTGCACATGGAATTCATCCTGCGGAACCTTTTTCATCTCCGTCCGTGTCTTGCTGACAGCATCATTGATCGCCCTGCACAGTGCGACCGGCGCCTTATTCTTAAGTTCTCCAAGCTGTCGTTCCACTTCCCTGATTCCTGTCACATCCACCTGTGATATGATCATCCCATATTCCCCCTCAAAATAATAGTGTAACCGCCAAAGTCTTCCATAATGTTCCCGATCGGATATGTTTCGCCGTCAAAGTCCATAATTTGTCCGATAACCGGTTCATAATCCATATCCTTTTTCTGTACGAAAAACATCTTTGCGTCCTCAAATATCCCGTCAGAATTCGCATTCACCCCCAGTTTCAGCGCTAAAAGCGTATCGTTATCCACGACAACCGGAACCTCTTTCCCGTCTATGCTGTGAAGTTCAGCAAATTCGTCCATATTAAAAAAAACAGCAGAAAAATCCTTCTCCAACTGTTCTTTGAATGTACGCATTGTCAGGCTTCCGCTCCTTCTTCGGTTTCGTATGTGTTTTCGTCCTCACCGATCTGTTCTTCCTGATAGTTGATGATTTCTTCCTGGATAATCTTTACGCTCTTATCCTTCCATTCTCCCAGGTCATACCCGATAGACACGGCGTAAGCAGCCAATTCTTTCTTAGAACGGATCCGCCGGATTTCATCCACACTCTTTACCTCGCCGGGATCCATTTCATCAAATTCCTCGAATTCATCGTCGTCATCTTCATCCATGACGGCTTTCGGCACGTCAGCCAGTTCAACAAACTTCTTTTCTTTTAAAAATGCCAGATCAGCCGAAGAAATATCGGCCGGAAGGATGGAACCCGGCCGATACTCTTTCCCGTTTGACATTAACGTAACTTTCGTTCTGTATGCTGCCATATTTTATGCCCTCCCATTTACATAAATAACCGCCCAGGACGCCACATCAAACGGGCGCGGAAGCGGCCTTGATGTCAGACGAAGCATTTCCGCTTCGTTGTTCTCGTCAGCCCAGCGTTTCGGGACAAGTTTCCCTTCGTAACTGTGCCATTTTTTGTCTTCCATCTGTGTGACAAGGCCGTATTCTATCTGGCCTTCGCCGTCGGAATGCCCTAAAAGGACAGTCCCTTCCGGAATCATCGCTTCGTCGACGCCTTCATCGTTCAGGAACCATTCATCATAGGTATAAATATCAAGATCCAGTTCCGCGATTCTCCCGTAAAACGTCAGCGCCGGATCCAAAACACGCGGTTCGATTACAACGTTTTTGAGTTTCAGGAGATTCATGGCCTTTTCGATGTAGGGATTCGTGATAAAATCTTCTACCACATCAGAAGAAAAGACTGCAATATCCGGCGCCCTGCCCGTGTCCTTTATAATCCGCTTACGAAGCTTACGAAGAAGTTCAAGGGGATCTACTGTCGCAAGCGACCACTGCTCATCAGCTGCCAGCACAACGATATTATCGAAACCAAAATCGATCTGGATATCGATGCCCTCATCTTCATCCATGACATCGATCTTCCCTTCGAAAAGAATCTGTCTGCACATCCACTCTCTTCTTCTGGCGATCGCCTCCTCCATGTCGGTTAAATCTTTAGACAGAAGTTCGTCTTCTCGTTCTTCCGGCGTCCTCTGCGAATAAACATTCTCTCCGATTGCGCGTTTGGTGATATCATCGACCGTCAGTACCCTTTCCGGCGCAATCTTCGGCGTAGTAAACTGGTTCGTATGGAATCCCTGGCGCTTGATAACCTTTCCGCCTTTTCTGGGACTTACAAAAGGCGCCATGATCCTTTTCCCTTTTCTGACATCAAATTCCACTTTTTCGGTTACATGGGTTTCTTCGCCGGGGAAAAAGGTTTTCTGCAAAAAAGTCCTTACAGGCGGCGTCTGGTCAATCGCCTCCATCATTTCACGTGTAGTATAATCAGGCATAATAAACCTCCTTTAATAATTCTGGACATTATGAAGGAACAATGAAGTGTCCCTCATATCGTCCTCGTACCTGTCAACAGTTGCATTTTCTCCGGCAACAATCACCGCGCCGCGATTAAAAATGCCAGTCTGATAACATACGGCCGGGATATTGTCGGCCGAAACGTCAGTTCCGGTGTCAGTGTCGTCCGTAAGAATACCAAAGATTTTCCCTTTGATTTCTTCCGTCTCTGCACCCTCCCCGCTTCCGGTTGTTACGGTTGCCCCGGCAATATAACCTGTCTTTTCCGACCGGATGATAAGGGTACCGCGTTTCAGGATTCCCTGCCCGGCTTTCAATCCGATCCCTTCCTTCAGGATCGGAAAATCGGCCGAAGCGATCAGGGAATCAGGCGTAAACTCTCCAATCTGTTCAAACATCTTCATTATCTTTTCCCCCTTCTCTTATCTTTTCCCAGAGCGGCCGCAAGGCTGTTTACCTTTGCCTCTTTTTCTGCCCTCACTTCGTCTTCTTTACTGGTACCGGCGTTCGGTATGCTGCCAACGGAAGACGCGCCGGAATTTTCCAGATCATCGACTATATTGTTCAATGTCTGCTGCCCTGCCCTGCTGTTTGCCTTCATCTGAGCCAATGCAAGATCAGCGGCGGAAACCGGCTCATCATACTTCGCCTTTTTTAAAACATCATCAGGGATCCCGGAAGCAATTTCGTCGATCGATTTCAGGCGCTCCCGCTCCGCTTTTACCGCATCCGCCACGATCTGGCTGACAAACTCAGGATAGACGTTCTTTAACTGCGTAGCGTCAGTAATAACCGGCGCCGTGTTGTTGTTTGATTCTTCACCCATGTTTTCATTTCCTTTCTGCTGTATTTTTTTATTTGAAAAAGTTCTATTGTCTTTCGACAGCGTTGTCGAAAGAGCCTGAACCTTTTTCCGGATATTTTCAGGGACGGCGATTTCCAGATAATTTTTAAAGCTGCATGGGACGCCGTTCACTGTGAACCGGTCAGAAAACGCGTTGTCCTGGAATCCGGTTTCGATTACTTCATCACAAAAACCGGCGTCAACCGCTTCCTGCCCCACATACCACGATTCGGCGTCCATTAACTGATTGATTTCTTCTTCCGTCCTATCCAGCCGATCCATGTATGCGGTTACTATGCTTTTCTTTACTTGATCCGTCACGTCTGCCAGTTTCAAAAGGTCTTCCGACATATAGGATCCCCAAAGAGTTATTGACGGATTATGTACCATAAGGATAGCGTTTTTAGCGATTTTCCGCTTATCACAGGCCATTAGAATAATCGTTGCAGCGCTCGCGCAGATCCCGATAATCGTCCCGGTGATTGTTGCTTTATTCAAAATCAGCGCGTTATAGATCGCATTTGCTGCGAACACATCACCGCCGCCGGACTGGATCACAACATTTATATTCTTCTTTTCCCCTAATGCGTTCAGATCGGCGATAAAGTTGCGGTATGTGACGCAATCCTCACTCCACCAGCTTTCTTCGCTGGAAATTTCACCAAAAAGCTGCAATTCAGCCGATTCATCGTCTTTATTGATAAAATTCCAGAATTTATTGATTTTCTGATTCTTCGGCAACGTTGCCGTCTGATTCAGGATCCTCGTCTTCTTCATCATCCTTTTCATTCTCCTTTTTCTTGTTTGCTTCATCACTTCCGGACGGTATAGCATCCGATAAGAGTCCAGCTTCTTTCATCAACTGGTTTTCCCTTGCAAGCTGGACGACGTTCGCGTCAAAATCTGTCCCCGTCATCTCTATAGCTTCGCGCTGGCGCGTCGACACTCCGATCGCGATCCTTTTTTCAGCCGCATCTGCTTCCTTTCCCGGATCAAGCATCCCGGGTGCCGGGCCATTCCACTGGGCTTTGCAGTATGCTTTTTTAACTGCAGGATCCAGAAAAAATCCAGGTGCCTTAATTCTTCCGCCTGCAATTGCTTCTGTCAGGAATATTTCGTAAAGCGGCTGGCATAAATCAGCAGCCAGCCACTTTCTTTTCATCCTGAAAGCCTTCCAGGCCTCAAGAAGAGCGGCACGTGACGCCGAATAACTGGAATTGAATGATTTTATCAGTAATTCGACCGGTATTTCCAGTGCGGCGCCGACATACTTTGCAAGCGCCGCCGTGAAGGCGTCAAAATTACTTGAAGGCCTTTTCGAATCCGCAATATCAATCTTTTCCCCCGGCCTTAAGACATTCACCATCCCGGGGCCTAATTCGTAGTTAACATCATCATCGGAAATGCGGTCTTCATCGTCCAAAACCCCGGTAAACCCCTGTTCTCCAGGATTATTTTCGGAAGTAATAAAAACAGTAAAAAAACCATTGATGACTGCTGCCATCATTTCGGCCTCGCTGTATCTTGTGAGCTGCTTTAACGATTCAATCACCGGCGCCAGATACGGAACCCCCCTATATTGTTCCGCCCTCTCAGCCTCAAAAATCATTAAAACATTCGGTGTTTCTGTTTTGTCCCCGAAAGCTTTCACCCTCTGCCATTTTTTTGCCGCCCGGAGCTGGCTGTTCGGATAGGTAGAGCAAATATGATACGCTACTACGCGGCCGGTATCCGTCACTTCCACTCCATTAAATATCCGGTTTCCCGTCGTGCTTTCCGTCGCGTACAGATTGACCGCCGTCCCGCTTGTGTGTGGTGTCGACACTCGGTCGGATTCTACCAGATGGACACGCAGGCCATAGGGGAACGCCGGTGTCGGCCGTTCGTATTCTACCAGTGCACACGCGTCACCGTTCATCAGCCAGGACAAACACGCGACCTGCTGGATCTCATAAAAATTATTAACGCGTGTGGAATCGCAAAACTTTGAATCCGCCCATAATTCGAATTCACGCTCCGTGTTGTGCTGCCACTCCGCTGCGGCTTCCGGCGTCATTTTAAGAAATGCCGCATCTATTGTACTTTTCAGCCTCAGCCCTTCCCCGACAATATTTGTCCGGTTCGTTTTTATTGCTGATGCCGCAAGAGGCGCCGACATATAAAGACTTCGGGACCTCTGCCGCAGGATCGGGAGATTTCGGTCAATGTCTTCCTGTGGGGATCTGCTGGACGCAAGCCATCCTCTCATAGAATTTTTACTTCTGGAAGCGCCGCTCTCATCATATCCGGAATTTTTAAATGACCGGATCATCTTCAATCTGATTCGATCATTTTCCCGCCGCAATGCCGCCGAAGGATTGACGGCTTCGACAAACCTGTCTATGATATTCAATTTATTTCACCACCTCTCTAGATATCGCGCGGAAGGAATCGGAACGCCTTGTTTTTCCCGCCGGTGCTTTCCAGCAATTCGATCTGTTTTTCCAGATCCTTAATTGCACCGCGTATAATTGATAAATCCGCCCGTTTCAGGCTCTTTGTCCCAATCGTATATTCCTGATTTAAAAGAACAGCCTCCTCGGCTTCGTAATACATCCGAAGCCGCTTTTTGTACCTTTCCAGGCGCTCTTTTTGCAATTTTTCCATTGTCTCACCCCGCCTTACAGCTGTACTCCGCGGCTTACTGCCCCGGTTTTTCTTTTCTTCCCGGCTTTCGCCGGCGCTTTTTTCATGTAATTTATCCCGGCTTTTATTTTCTTTTCCAGAATTTCAAAGTTAGGCCGCAGGATTTCCACCGCGGCCGTCGAATAGTTCCGAAGATCCAATGGTTCGTTTCTGGTACCGCCCTTCTTTTTCCACTTGATCGCAGGCCGTCCGGCCTTCAATTCGACAACACGCTGCTCACTGTTCAGCCCTTTGATGAAGGTTTCACTATACCCCAGTTCTGAATTGATTGGAAAATGACAGTATCCGGGGCCTTTTTCATTGATTTTTAACCGCGTCATAAGGATTTCTTTTCCGGAATCCACACCCAGTATAAATATTTTCACTTTGTACTCATTATTTTTCGAGATCTTATGTATCAAAGGAATTCCGGGGCCGCCCATTCCCTTTATCCCGTAAATCTTTTTATTCTTTGCTTCCATTTTTTTCAGCCATTTATAGCATTCCGTTGTATAATGGCCACCGGTGTCTATGCAGGTACAGGCTATTAAAAGACCGGATCCAGACGCAAAATATAATTCCTGATCCAAGTATGCTTCCAGCCTGTCCCAGGTTTCATCTTTTTCCATGTCGCCGAAAATTTTATCATACCGAATGCCCCAGGATTCATAGCCGTGGCCCCAGCCGGTTATTTCTATCTCGAATCGATCGTCCTGAACATCGACACCGGCCGTCAGAAGAAGGACACCGTCCGGGATCTCCGCTTCGTATTTTTCACGGCGTCCTATCAGGGAATCGTCGTCCGCGCTGACGCCGCGCTCCTCCCAGGTTTCGCCAAGCGTGGTATTGATCCACGTTTTCATTATGTTAATATCGCCGTTTACCTTTAATGCGTGCTGGGCTTCCTTAAATTCCCGGATAATTTTTTCCCAATGCTTCCAGGGCGACGCCAATTCATTCAAATGAAAAGAACGCTTCCAGCGGCGCTCCGGGAATTTTGCGATATATTTTCCGGTCTGCTGTTTCCAGTCAATTTCCCCGATGTGCTCACCGCAAAATTTGCACTCCATGGTCACATCTGAAAAACGGATCCGCGGCCACTCGAAGGGCTGGTATTTCCCACATGCCGGACAGGGGACACACCATTCCTCCTGTGAACCGGATTCAAATTCCTTTTCAATCTGGCTGATTCCTTTGATTGTCGGTGTCGATACTTTGATCTTTTTTTGGTTCCAGAAATTCGTTGTCCTCTTTTCGACAAGTTTTATCGGATTTCCTTCGCTTCCGGCGCTGGCCGGATAACGGTCAATTTCATCCATCAGTACAATTCGAACGGGCCTTGACGCAAGGCTTGACGGCGAATTTGCACCGGCAAGCGTTATATAACCGCCTGGAAATGTCTTGTGAAGAATCGTATTCCCGGAAGTGCGCGACTTTACATCCCGGACTTTTCCGTTCAATGACGGCGTGTCACGGATCATCGGCGTCAGCCTGTCTTTTGAGAAGTCTTCCGCCATCGGCTTAAGCGTTGGCTGAACAACCAACATCGGCGCCGGATCATAGGCTATAAAATAACCGATGACATTTAAAATCAGTTCCGTCTTTCCCACCTGGGCGGAAGACATGATCACGATTTCTTCACATTCCGGATCATTTACCGCATCCATGATCTCGCGTTGGTACGGCGCCCGGTCAGTATTCCATTGTCCCGGTTCCGCCGAAGATTCAGCAGACAATTTTCGGTACCGGTCCGCCCACTGGCTGACTGTCAAAATAGGCGGCGGTGAAACTACCTTTGCAATATCCCGGAACAGTTTAATTGTTTTGTATTCTATTCCTAAATCTTTATGGCGTTTTTTTACAACGGCAGTATCAGGGGAAACAGGCGGCGATTCTTCCACCGTGATTTTTTTACTCCCCATAATCTTCTTCCCCTTCGACGTATTCGTCGGAATAGAACGCTTTCGGATCGTAGTCTTTTAATTCATTCAGCGCTTCGGTCACTTCGCTTGTCAGGCGCTCTTTAATATATCCGGCGTCGCGGTCTTCCAGAATCTGCGCCACTTTCGACGGGATATTCATGATCCTTGTTTTAAAGGCAGCCAGCATATCAGACATAACCCTTTCGACATCTTCCGCCTTGTGAAGCTCTCCCTTCATAGTCTGCAGCTTTAACTCCGAAATATGCCGCTTTACCCTTTCGTGAAGGGCCTTTTCTTCTTCAATGTCGATCTCCCCGTCCGGTCCGCCGATTGTCGTGCCTTCTGCCGCCAGTTTTAACGCCAATATGTAATTCTTTAGAGATCCCACAAGGTTGTAGCGTCCCTTTGCAGCCCGGATGATGATTCCTTCTTCTGCCATCTGGCGGATACGTCGGTCTGTTACGCCAAAGATCCCACCCAGAACAGCAGCCGAAACGGTAAGGGTATCAATGTCAGTAACCTTTTTGGAATCTGTATCAGTTTTCGCCATGATCTTACCTCCTCCCTTGCCGGAAAAATGGAAACGGCAATTTTTACATTTTTTTCTTTGCAGCTAGAAAGATTTCGGGGTTTTGCACCCGCAAACCAGAACAAACATTCGGAAGAACCTACATTATTTTTCTGGCTTTTTGGCCTTTCGGGCGTCTGGTCTGCATCACACTCCCCACTCCCGTTTCACTTGTCATATCTTATGGTTTTGTCAAATGCACACGCCAGGTTTTCTTTCAATTAAATGCAGACAAAAAATGATATGCCCGCTTGTCATCCACTCAATATGTCAAGTAATGGGCGGGATGAATGTATTGCTACCCATTCCGCCGTCATTATCCATGCACAAAAAAACTATTTCCGGCCTCCTTTTTTAAAGGTCAGCCCCATAATAGCCTTATTCTTGTTGTCCTGGTTAATCCCGATATACCGCAGCGTCTCACTCATATGCGAATGGTTAAGTATATCCTTGATCGTAACAGCGTCGTGCGTCTGCTGGTACATATGATATCCGAATGTCTTCCGCAGTGAGTGCGTGCCTATTGAGGTTATGCCAAATGCTTTTCCCGCATTGGTCAGTATATTATACGCCTGCTGCCTGGTTATAGGCTTGTTCGGAAAATTAGGAGACTTAAACAAATATTCATAGTCCTTTTTCCCATAAATAAATTTCTGAATGATAGATTTTAACTCAGCATTTATCGGGAAGCGCTTTTCCTTGCCCGTCTTATTCTCACGAATATACACATAGTCTTTTTCCCTTACGTCCCTGACACGCAGCTTTAATATATCCGAAATACGAAGGCCCGTATAAATCCCGAACATGAATAAACAAAAGTCTCTTTCATTTTTGGCCTTTAAATAATCCGCCACATCCAAAACAAGATCCATGTCCCGGATCGGTTCGACTGTATTCATCAGACATCCTCACTCCTTCTTTCCGACATACAAAAAGCGCTGCCTTCCTGCAACGCCTTTTTGTCTCTCGATACACTTTCAACTATACCCATTATAACATACACTAACACGACATTTCCACGACATATTTCACGACAAAAACACGACATAAAACACGACATGCAAATTCGCCTGAAAGCCGCATAAAATCTGACTTTTTTGAAAAATGGCGTGTTCAAATTTTAGAAAAATTTTAGAATTAAAAAATTTTCTTTTTTGAACCTTTCAGATCAGGCCTCTTTCCCTCATATCGCTTTCGATTCTCTGGAATTGTCTCTCGGAAATTGACATCTCCTCAGCCGCTGCCGCCTGCGTCATTTTCCGGATAACTCTGTAATAATAAACCTGGGATTCACAGCCATACAGGCTTTCATAAATCCTTTTTATCCGTTTTTTGCTTTTCCGGAGTTCTTTCCGTTCTTCCTGCAGTTCCCGGATCCGCTTTTCGTCCAGTTCGATCATACGCAGGCCATCAATAAACGCAATATGGACGCCTTTTGACGGTTCTTTTGAATAGTCGATTCCATTCACCGCAGAAGGCCCATTCCATCCGCATTCCCGCTTTACCTTTTCGATCGATCGGCGATGATTTCTGATCCGCTCATTGATCAGCATGATTTCCAGATCAATTTCATCAAATAAATTCCTTTCCCTGTTCGTTTTAACCGGTTTCGCCATTTTTCCAGCTTCCCATTGCAATCATGCCATATATGTGGCATAATTATTAAAGGTTAAGAGTTCGGGCCGCTGGAAAAGCGGTTCGTTCTTTTATTTTACAGAATATGTTTTGCCAAGTCAAAATAATTCAAATGATTCCGGATACTCCTGTATTAACGGCTCTTCCCATATTTCCGCAAGACTGGACTTCATAAAAAGTGGAATATTATATTTGCAGCAATCCTCTACAATCCGCTCGATCCATTCTCTTTTTGGGATAACCTTATTTTTCCGTCTACCGGTTTCTGCTCCTACAATTACCCAGTCCACTATCGGTATCTCTATGGGTTCTAAAATCGGTTCAATGCTTGCAAAAATAAGCCTCGCATCTGTGTACCAACCGTCATAGCTGTTATTAGTGATAGAAAATCCATACCACATATTTCCACCTGCCGGAAGCAGACCTTTATCTTTTTTGTATAACTCATAATACCTTTTCGGGTTTTTGGTCAAAAATAGATAATTGTGCTGCGGTGCTTTCTCGCAAGCCTTGAATACTTCCTGAATCCAGCTATCCGGCACCCATGAACCAAACAAATCAGCCATAGAACATACAAAAATATTTCTACCTTTCTTTTTCATGTAATCATTTAGACGATAACGATGAAATGTCGGATAAAACGCCATTGGGTAAGGTTCTACCTTTCCATTTCCCTGCCGCTTATACGGTTTTTCAAGTTCAAGCATGGTATCCAGTCCTTTTTCGCTGTCATACTTACTCGCGCCCTCCATTCCAGGATCCCCAAGTTTTGGCGTATAATCTAATCCAAACCGTTCAGCTATCCTTCTTGCATAGCAGTATTCGCACCCATTCAGACAACCTGTGACGGGATTCCATGTACTATCACACCAATCTATACTTGTCTTTTTCATTATATTCTCCCTTCTCAAAAATTTTCACATATCCGAAGGCGCCACCAGATGGAAAAAAAGCCTGTGTCGCCACTTCATCGATATTTCCTTCATCAATATGTTTTTGATAACACTTCCTCGCCATTTCTGCCGCCCTGGCGGCGCCCCAGGCGTTAGAATACCATCCTTTGCCGCATATGCTGCAATAACAGACTTCTTCCGACCTGATTGTGTGCGTTTTATAATGCCTTTCTATTGCATTTTTGTCGGAAGAACTTTTTCCACATACAGGACACTCGTAAAATATGACTTTTTTAATCTTTTTCAAGTTCAATCCCCAATTCGACAATCCGTTTATTATTCTTGATTGACATTGTTTCGATTTGCTTTTTCCATACAGATCCGTAAACCTGATAATCTTTCTTTAATGCTAAAAAATATCTTTTATTCGGATTCCGTTGATGCATTTTAATTAAACTGCTTATCAAGTGGTCCGTCACATCAAAGTCAATAACGTTTATTTCGGCTCTTCCAGTGTCTCCGTTTAATTCCCGGCATATAACGACATATTCCGGGCGCTTATTCTTTTTCTTTCCCTTTACTTTTCCCATTGCAGCACCTTCTTTCAAAACGGTTTACGCATCTATATTTGACCGATCAAAGGTCGTGATAGATACCCGTCCGTCTTTCTTTACAACTTCTGTCCCGACCATAATTTCCAGTTCAACCGGCTCGTTATTATGAATATCAAAAACAGTCAGATTCCGACCGGATTCCACCGCATAGGCTATGCCTGTTTTCTCTGTCAGCTCAGACATACCTTTCATAAATTCTCTGATTCTTTCTTCCTGGCTCATTCTTTCCTCCATTTATTTCACAATTCCATTATCCAATGATTCAGTTTTTTTCCATCGCCCTGAAAATAAATATCTTCTTTCCCTGGCTGTATTTCGCCAGCTTTTTTCTCTTTTTCTCCGCTGCTGCCATGGATTCGCGGATCACCGCGCGCTCTTCACCTTCCACGATAACAAAATATTTTTCTTTGCATTTTTCAAAGTCCATTCGATCACCTTCCCACTTTTAGTCTGCGATTCTTTCTTTGTCGCCGGCGTTCTGAAAATTCTTCCCGTCAATATATCCGGTCTTCCTGATAAGCGCATATTCCTTGTTAGATTCAAACTCCAATCTATTATCTGCTTCCAGCCCCGGAATATTATGGACGTATTCTAAAACAGGCGGCGGAACGAGCAGTGCCAAAGCAAATTTTTTGTTTTGATTCTTAAAATTTTTATCCAGGCCATTACAAAAGCCCTCAACGTAATTCATTTTTTCATTTCTTCCAAATTTGCGGTCAGCGTCTGCATAGATAGCACGTAAAGTGGCAAAGCGGGTTCTGATAACTTTCACAGCATAGTTAAAAATATTGATGCATATTTCCGCGTCCTCGTCGTATCCGAAAAATTTCAGCCGGTAAGCATCGCCAGAACAACGCCAATAGCTTGTGATCACGCTGCATCTGAAATTATCCGCAATCACAGAAGCTATCATTTTGCACCAGTCATCATGGAACGACGGTGAAGTATAGTGAACGATTGCCCGTTCCTCTTCCTGCCTCTCCTGAAGCTGATCACGCCTGATCTCATACTTTGCCATAAGCTCACGGGCTTTCAGCATAGCTGACTTCGCTTCGTTCTCATTGTCAGATCCAGCCAATGCCAGGAGTTTTTCTATTTTATCAATAACTTTATTTTCTTTAATAGTCATTTGCCTACCAAACGATCCAGAAGATCATCATTTTCCTTTCTGGCAAGCGATACCCTGATAGATTCAGCCGGAAATTCTACCGGTAATGCCATTTTTATAATTCGATTGACGATTCTCTCATCAAGTTTCAAATCCTCCATCCGGCAATTTGAGGTAAAAATTGTTATCCGTTTTTCTACCATGCGACCGTTCAGGATACTGTAAAAGCGTTCGTTTACCCAGTCTTTGGACGGCTCAACGCCTATATCATCCATGATCAGCAATGGTGCAGAAATAATATCACGGATCAGCTGTTCTTCTGTCCTGATCTGATCCTCTTCGTCCCGTCTCATCGAGCATTCCCCCCAAGTGTTTTTTATCTGCTCAAGGATTTTAACAGTCGTTGAAAACTTTGCCGGTATATTTTTTTTCAGGATCAGGTCGTTTGCGATTGATACGGCAAGTCTTGTTTTTCCGCTCCCTTTTACAGCAGAATGAAAATAAAGCCCTTTTCCCGTTGTCTGTTGAATCTCATCGTATAACTCAACATACCGTCTGGCGATCTTCTTTGCCATTCTTGCAAGCTCCCGGCCTTGCGGCGTAGAATAGCAGTCCGTTTGAAAATTATCAACCGTCAGGCCTTCAAATTCTTCTGGTATCTTTGCAAATTTTAATATTCTTTTGGTTCGATCCCTCTGTAAATATCCGCATTCACACGCGCGCACGAATGTATACCCATCCTTTTCATACTCGCAATATCCTGTATCACGGCATTTCTCGCATTTATACGGTTCCATCATCGTTTCTCCGGAATCTTTCAAGCGCTCCACGCGTTGTGCTTTCAAGCGCTTCATAGTCCGAATGACCGTTTGTTCCAGCGTTTCCTGTCCCTGCTCCACTGTTTCCGCCATGATTGCATCCCTCCTTGTTTTTGTAATTTCCTTCGATAATTTTCAAAGCGTTTGTCTTGTTAATGATCCAGTCAAACGAGCAGCCGTTCCATTTCTGATCCCTTCCGGACAAAAAATTGCTGTCCTGTGCCATCTCAAATAATCGATGAAGCCGATCATAATTCGTCACATCAGGCCAGATTTTCAGTATTTTAAATTCGTTTAACAGTGTTCTGATCTTCTTTTTCCGCGCTTCGGACATTGCGTGGATCATCGGAAAATCTATACAGGTATCATTAAAATCTGTCATGACGTGCTGATAATCAATCTGTTTTCTTTCAGGATCCGCCCCATCGCCCCTGTCGGCGGATGCCCCGCCGACAATATCTATATTACCGTTAGGTGATATAGATATATTATTATCTTTATCTTCTTCTATATCTGAAACAGCGACGCAAGACGATTGATCGTCTGACAGATCGTTTGATAAATCGTCTGACACACGACGACATGATTTGCTTGCGATTTTTTTCTGCTGTGCCCGCCTTTCTGCCTGATAAATTCTGTCGCGCTCTTTTTTCTTTTCATAGGAATCAAGCGTCTGATGTTTATTCCAATTTGGAATCGTTATCACCCCGTTAATAATTTCAACCATGCCGAATTCCTCAAAAGTATTCAGCGCAAGACGGACAATGCTCAAATCGCGCCTGAAAATGGCAGAAAGCATTTCCTCCGTATAGGCTATTTTGTCATTCAGCAGAAACACGCCGTCATTATTCTGTTTTCCGGCCAGAGCCAGTAACTTAAACCATATTGTGATAATGCTGTCTGCAGCAGGAAGGCTTTCGATCAAAAGTATTTTTTCATCATCAAAAATATTTGTAGCTATTTTTATCCACTTGATATCCGACATTTTTATTATCTCCTTCGTCAGGCTTTCTTCGTTTCCGGCTTCTTTTATTTTTTTCTCAAACATATCCATAAACTATAAATATTTGCTCATAATATCCCGCTTCGACTGTGGCTTTTTATCTGCCGCCTTTTTCTTTGACGATTCTATATCGTCAAGAAAATTAACGCCCTTTTTCAGGCCAGTTTCCCGCGTGGCTGCCAGATTCTTTTTTATCAGGGCCTTGTTTTCATCCACCTTCCCATAGATGGTCTCCAGGCGCAAAAGAGGATATGTCAAACCCGAAATACAGCAGATTGTTTCTGTGTCATTAAAAGTCTGGAATGTATCGATCGGTGTCCCGAATGCCTTTTCGAGATCCACCATGTGGACATTTCCTGCAAGTGATGCTGTTATGTATTTAACGGTCCTGTCAAACTCCACAGGCGCGAAAACACTGCCTTTTATCGCCTGAATTACATCGGCGCTGTCTTTCCCGCCGTTACGCGTTACCAGTGCCATTCCGTGGGCACTCAGCGTTTCCATGATTTCCGCTTTGTCTATGTTTCCTTTTACGCTTTTATGTGTTTTAGGAATTTCCAGAAACGCGGACAGGGAATCCACAAATATTTTGTTTAATTCCATCTTTTCACCAGTGCCGTTATCAACGATGAAGCAAGCCCCTGAATTCTGAATTTCTGTCAGCTCCGAAAAGCATTCGTAGGAATTGATATGTGATTTCACGCTTTCCTCAAGCGCTGGAATAATGGTAATGGCTCCAACAGTTTTGCCTTCATCGATCAAAAGATCAATCAACATAGGCCCTGCCCCGGATCCGGTTCCGCCGCCGCTGGCAAAAATAACAAAAATCATATCCGCTTTTACCTTTGAATCAATTTCTCCGGCGATATTGTCAAAATCATCAATCACAAGCTGCTTTGCCTTATGACGGTCTTTGTGGCAACCCTCGCCCCGTGGGATATGATACTTAAATTTTGCATTTTCCAGTGTGTCAAGATCTTCCTGTGATGTGTTAATATAAATTACAGAATACTCTTTTTCCTCCAGAAGGCGGCCGATGTTTCCGGCAGCCTGTCCAACAGCTACAAAAGATACTTTTTTATTCATGTTTTGCTCCTTTCTTTTTCCAGGTATTTGCAGCCTTCCGGCGTGATATAATAACTATTGGCACGGCCTTCTTTCAGGCCCCGGCTGATATAACCTGATTGCTCAAAATTTTTAATTTTTTTAAAAATTGTGTTTTCTTTTAAACCAAATTCTTCCGCTGAGGTAATTTCCCGCACCGTCATTGATGATAACCGGCTCGTTGCGCCAGAATTCCACAAAATCGAAAGAATAATAAATCCTAATCTGTTCAACTTCCCACCATCTTTCCTGTTTGCAAACTCTGATTTATCCGGATAAATTCTGACGAATTCTGATTTACTCTGATTTATCCGGATAAACTCTGACGAATTCTGATTTACTCTGATTTTTGTTTTACAGGTTCGCCGCGTTCGGTAATAATTTGTTCATATGGGATATCTCCCAGTGTCCGTATCAGTTCCTGACTTCCGCATTCCGGACAATCCGCCGTACACAAACAGGACCAGAACGAATTTCCACATTTCTTACAATGATTCATCCAAAATGGATCGGAAATTCTGGTTATTCCATCCCCACCCGGATATATAATCTGTCTTGACATTCCATCCTCGAGTACTTACAATAATTAAAGGCTGACGGATTTTGTCAGTTTTGGATCAGGCGTAACGGAAAGTCTCCAATCTTAGCTGTTGCGCCGTTTTTATGTACTATCCATACTTTTTACAGATGAATGGCCTCTTATATTCCTTTCTATGTTTACCGGCCTTCCAGCTATTACTTCTCCATCTATCCGACCGGCAACGACACCAATATATGCCTGCCTGCAATCTATACAGATATAACGATTTTGCCGTGCCACCATCAATCCGCTGCAAGATGGACATACCGCCTTGTTGTCCCTGACTAATAGTATCATCTCATTCATTCCTCCCGTTCTGGCTTCCCGCCCCGTTCAAATTCCATCGTCCATACCCAGGGATTGGCATCCCAGCCGTATTGATCTATTTCTGACTTTTTCACCGTGGAATTCCAGATATCTATAAAGCCTTTCCTCGCCTGCTGGTAGGCATTCTCCGGATCGTTGTATGCTTCCGGCCTGATCACTACTCCTTCCGCGAGAAAATCACCTGTATTCATATCCTGCAGGCGTTCCACTCTTACATCCGTTACTTCAAGCCATATTCTGGCTGCCTGCTTCGGCATGTGAATCGACGGGCTCCATGATACTTTTTCCGGATACCGGCAATCAGCCCGATAAACAAAGCATCCGTCCGAAATACTTCTGCCATCATCATACTCTACTGCCTGTAAGTCATAACAATTCATAGCCTGTCCTCTGTTATATTTCCCGTCGCATCCTATACACGGAATAAATGCCCATGTTTCCCGGACGTACAGGATATCACCCCTTTGACACGGAAGCTTAAAAAACTTTTCGCCATACCCGTTGATAAAAGTCCCTCGACATGATATGTGATCTTTAGGTGTAAATGCTGTATATCCAAATTCCGAATCTCTCGGAATAAATCCTTTTACTACCCGCCTCGTAACCGTCTTCCTTCCGTCCAGTATCGTCCGGACCATATCTGCATTAAATAAGATTGGTAATACTCTGCTCATCGGATCCTCTACCTCCTCCATTCTTCCGCCAGAATTTCAAACTGCACACTGTCATGCAATTTCCCGTCCATCAGTTTAGCGATCTGCCTTTGATATGCACATTCCCTTCCACCATGCTTCTTTACAAAATTGCGATACCCTCGGATAGCCGGATTATCTACGAACGCAAACCACGAAACCCTGTTCATGTGATAAACTTCAAACAGGTTGCATATCACCTCATATACATCTTTTGCAAATATTGCATTTCCCCTGTCATAGCTGATGATGCCAAACCTGTCAGCATTCATTGCTTGCCAGTCAACCGCATAGGTTATGTACCCGATAATATTATCGTTTTTATCAACAGATACGAATTGATGGCAGTTATAATTATCTTCATTGATAACAATCTGACAGTTTCCTGTCCCGCCTTCCCAGAAGATATTTTCGGGCTTGTACCATGCCTTTATGTTTTCCTCCTGCAGTTTTTCTGCATATAATTGTGCCGGTTTTATCATCCTCTCTTACCCCTTTCCGCCTTATACTACTGATAAATCTATTGCAAATAAAATCCGCCATGATATAATAAACAATATGGAAGCATAGCTCAGCTGGGATGAGCGCTCGCCTGACTAGCGGGATGTCAAGGGTTCGAGCCCCTTTGCTTCCATTTTTTTGTACTCTTCCAGATCCTGTATCTGTCTCAGCTCTTTTTTATCATTTTTATATGTACGGTTCCCCCTGCACCAGGGACAGCTGCCATGGTTCCTGCAGGTGCAGTCTGCCGCTTTCGCTCCCTGGTATGGTTTGCGGTGTTCCTTTCCGAAGGTGATTGATTTTTCAAAACTCATAACATATCTCCTATTCTCTTTGTCATACGCTCACTGGTTTCATTCAATACCGCCTGATTTTACGATTTCAACCGCCCTATCCGTCATAATATGGCAATTTATTGATTCACATTCTAAGCGAAATGCAACCTTATCCACGTCATAGGCGGTAGGCTCGTCGTTTACTGCCATCTGATAAAATTTCAGATATTCCCTTGCTGTTCCCTGTATTCCCTTATCCATATTTACAATCAGGGAATCCGCATCAATCAGTCTCATTCTTCCTTTTCTCCCATTCTTCCACAAACCACTTCAACACTTCCACCTGCGAACAGCTATTTAGCAGATTCCATATTGTTCCAGTGGGCAAGCCTTTATTTCAGCAACGCGTTTCCCAGTATATGGCCTATGGTAACATCCGTTAAAGCTATAATTACCCTGTGCATATACCTTCTTACGATATTCACACCCATCACACCTTTGTTTTTTGTACATTCTGCTTCAAACTTATCAATTTCTGCCCTTTCTGTCAGTCTCTCCATATTTTCCTTTTCCTCCGCAATCCTGCTGATTTATCCTGTACCCTTTACAGTCACTGATATTTATTGTGAAATTCCGGCTGTCCTGAATGTTTATAGTAAAGCCGCCGCTGTTGGATACATCTACTGTAAACATCTGATTGTTTGTTATATGTTTTGTATAGTCTTTCTGCTTTTTCATCTTTCACTCCTCAATTATGTAAATTTAGTCTTTTCCCCCGCTCATATCCAGCCTAGGGGACTGCAGCTCATTCTCCATCAACTCAAACAGGCTCATCTGCTTTTCCGGCACGAAATTCATCCATAGTACTTCCTTTTTCCGTGAATTTACCTGTGAATTGCATGTCGTTTCTTCCCTGTGCCATCCTCTTAACCGGTCATTATACAATTTACTATCGTATCCGCTTATCAAAACAGGTCCCCTATGTGCAAGAGCTACGTCCAGCAGATCATTATGCATAACATCATCCATCTCATATCTGTACTGTTTTCTATTGCGGGTGCTAAGCACATACGGCGGATCCAGATAAATCAGAACATTCGGGAAATTAAACCGCTGTATCAGCTCCACTGCGGGCTTGTTTTCTATCTGTACTCCTCGCAGCCGTTCTGCAGCCTGTATTATTTTTTCCGGAAGGTTGCACCAGTCCTGTGACGCATAGGAGCGCTCCCTTCCCTGTATATCATTCTTCCATCCCACCTTTTCCCCATTCGTGCGGAAACCGTATCCCATATTGAGCCGTATGTAAAAATTTACCGCTTTATGCAGACTGTCCGCCGGTACCGCCGCAAAAGCATCTTCATATACCTGCCTCGCATAAGGTGTATAGTAAATTTCATGTGCCAGACGTTCCGGATCCTGCCGGATCCACTCAAACAGGTTTACCACATTGCCATCCAGATCATTTACTGTCTCGATATGCGATCTGGGTTTGTTGAACAGGACAGCACCACTCCCCAAAAATGGTTCCAGATAGGAATGATGCTCAGGAAAAAAATTTATGATCCAGCGTGCAATTGACCACTTGCTTCCCGGATATTTCATAACTGCTTTCATTCCTATCTTCCTCTTCTTTCTGGCACCGGCATCCCTGTTTTTTTCCATGACTGGTACCTCTCATATTGCTCAAAATTTGGCGTTGTTTTGATAATCCTTCTATTTCCACACCATCTTTGCATATGTTGACATATTTTGAAGTGCTGAAGCTGCTCTCTGGTATAGATCTCCTCCACTCCTTTCAGCCAATGTCCTTTTTGATCCACAAATTTCTGCTTATCATATATCATTACAAACGGCATATATCCCATTGCCCTCAAGGTATAAATTCTGTATAGATCCTCAAAGTGTGTACTCCAATGGTTAACCAACACATACACACCCACATCCCTGGGCTTTTTCAGTCCGCTCTCTGCAAATTCCTGAAATTTTTCTATCAGGTTTTCCCTTGGATCATCCCACGCGAAATGATAATCTTTCACCCGGATCCCCCGCAGCGCCTCTATTACCTCATCATTCAGAAACCTCACATCCATCCCGCCATTAAATTCCACACACGCCCCTGATTTTGATAGCTGATCCAGAAGGTTGATCCGATCTTTGCAGGCCAAAATATTCTGATCGTACAAAATGATGTTTTTCTGGCCTCTCCAAAATTCCGACAGATCTGCAGCCTTCACCGATACCCGGCCATCCTTCTCAGATGTTATGCAGAAAGAGCTATGATTGCACCGTGGGCATCCTCTTGTGAGCCATCCATATGCTGTATCTTTTGTAAACTCATGATATAGGGAATAATCTTGGTATATATGCTCTATCTCATCCGGCAGCGTATTCTTCAGATCATACCCGCTCCCGCCCCTTCTCACATCCCTGCACCTCAGCTCTCCCTCTGGTTCTTTTGATTCCGTGAAGATCTTGCTCATATAGATTCGATCATACTCCCGGCTTTCTATCTTTCCGCCGTTCTGCTGCCACAGCACAAATTCCACGGAATCACCCGCCCTTTTGTGAAATGCGGATATCTTCATAAGTGCCAGATTGGGGAAATTATGATCATCCACTCCGATTAACCCAATCCTCATACAAATCACTCCTCATACAAATTTAATTTGTGCTTCGCTCATATCCAATCTGGGAGAGGGCGACCGATTTCCTATTTTCAGGTATCCGCAATTTGCTTCGACCAGTTTTTTCGCCATGATCGGTACCACACTGTTCCCGATCCGCGCCACCTGCTCTTTTTGCGGATACGGTCTGTAATTGATATCCCTGTCGATTATGTAATCCATCGGGAATCCCTGCCCCAGCTTTAATTCCTCCGGTTTTAACATCCGAAGGAAGATGTCCAGTATCACATATTTATTGCCGAGAACTGTAATTAGCGCGAATCTGTCTTTCGTTACTATGGTGTGCAGCGGATCGTTGATACCCTGCCCGATACCGCAACCGTAGTACTCCATGATAAATTGGCTTACCCAGGTACACTTCTGCGCTGTTTCCTTATCGATCCCGGCCTCCTGCAGGTCATCCCATCCTGCTGCCAGTACGGATACCGCTCCAAAATGTCCGGGCGATGTGGTAATGGTATGTATCGGATCTGTCAGAGCCTGTCCGGTGGTGGTATTATAAAACTTTGAAAGGAACGCCGCCACAAGCCCGTAGCGGTTGCTGGTATCTATCGTCTGGATCGGCGTCGTTACTGTCTGCCCGCGAACCTCATTTTTCGCTGTTTCAGAATGATACTGGATCAGGAGAGGACTGATCATACCATGATGGCCGCCGGTCGTAATCGTAAGCATTGGTTCCTTAACATTGCTCCCTGGGGCTCCGGAATTATTCCGTAACATATATGGCGTTACAACAGGCGTTACCAAACCGAAACCGTGTTTTGATGTCAGCGTAGGCAGCGGCTTGTCAAGGCCCTGTCCCCGGAAATTCTCCCCGCCGTGATTTACCTGTACAATGAACGGATCCGGATTTTGAAACACAAATTTTTCAAGCCCCCTCGCGATCCGCCGCATTGTATTATTTGCCAGCGGCTTTTTACGCCCGAAGATTGATTTCCCCAGATCTCCCAGATCCAGATATTTGTAAATCGGCTCCCATGGCTTTAATCCGTTTATGCCGCCCTTGCTGTGTGTAGGCTCCGGCCAGACGATAGGTCGCTCGTCCCTGCGAAATACCGCATACCAGCGCTTTCTGGTTGTTGGTGCCCCGTAGTCTGCCGCTATAAGCTCCCTGCTGTCAAATTCATATCCCAGCGACTTCATCGCTGTAATGAACTTCCGGTAATCCTCGCCTTTTCTCTCCGGGATCGGATGCCCGGCTGGATCCAATGGCCCCCACTGCTGTATCTCTTCCACATTTTCCATGATGATCACATCTGGCAGGATCTCCTTTGCGTGTTTGTATACCGCCCACGGGAGAATCCGCAGGCCTCGTTTCCTCGGTTTCCCTCCTTTTGCCTTGCTGTGGCTCGTACAGTCCGGGCTTGCCCACATCAGCGCCACATGGTGACCTTTTATGTATTTCTGCAGGTCGACTTTAAAAATATCCTCTGTCAGGTGCAGCGTATTCGGATGATTGACCGTATGCATCCGGATTGCTTCCGGATCGTGATTTATGGCTATATCCACTGATCTGCCCAAGGCCATCTCTATCCCGACGCTCGCCCCGCCGCCACCGGCGAAGGCGTCAACTATCAGATTATCTTTCATCTAGCATGGTCCTCCTTCCGCTCCGTGAAAAGCGCCTGCCGGATACATCCAGTCCCCTTTGACATACACATCATCTTGAGTAAATTCCCCAGTGACCAGATTATGTATTGCCCTTCTGTCCCCGTGGTAGACACATGACGGCGTATCCCCAACAAAAGTATCCAGATCATATTTATTATCCAAAGTAAATCCAAGAATTATCTCATCCTGGCGTAATGCCGCATATTCTTCCGGATACAGATCCCGGATCCCAGCAAACAATTTTGGCGTGGAAAAGATACACATAGCACAGGAGCAACGGTTCCATCCCGCTCTATAACAGGGATGTGGATTTGCCTTGTGCCGCTTTAGAACCTCCCAAATGTCCTTTTCCGAATAGTCAATCACCGGACGCCACTGGTGGACGATCCGGCGGGCTTTCTTTTCGGCATTCGTCCGATGGATTTCCATTTCGTTATACATTGCCCTTCCAGCACTCTCCCCGCGGCGCTCCCCGGAAACTACCAGCACTTTTACATCCTTTTTTGTTTTTTCAAGGTTCGATGTTACGCTGTCCTGTACCGCCGTTTTCAGATTTCCTGAACACCAACGCCCCTGATGTGTCCCGCCTTTTGCAGGAAATTTTAACCGCTTTCCGCCAAGTTCTCCCAGCTGTTCCAGCCTGTCCAGATTACTGATGACGGAATCCGCCACCGCGATCTTAAGGTATGCGGAACACCAGCGCCGGCTCAAGTCTCCGCTCTTCGCCGGAAACTTCATCCGGTATCCGTACTGCTTGAGAGCAGTTTCCATGTCCTCTGTACATTTTTCTTTCAGTTCCAGACACTTAAGATAATTTCGCGATAACCTGCACTGCATTACCTCACCTGTCCCCGGATCAATCCATTCAATAGGCTCAGATGCACCAATGCGGTATAGTTCCCCGAAGAATCCGTTCACCCGGTAAGATACCCGCAGCGGAACTTCTTCTACGTCCGCAAAACTTTTAACATAGCTCTGTGTACACCGCCAGTCCATACATCTTGATGGATGTCCACCGTCTATGTCGTGATGCCATAATTCAATCTTTCCCTTTGGTACCCCCAACTCTAACAACTTGTAATAACAGGCAGTACTATCTTTCCCACCAGAGAACAGAACAATAATCAGATCATACTCTTCCAGTGGGAGAAGACTTTCCAGATAAATGCTCTCAAAATGGCGGCTTCCGGTTCTGCCTGATATCCGCGGCTTAATATGTTTTTCTTGCCCATAGACAGGCAGATCTGGTTTCCCACGTTTCACCGGTGTAAGCACAGAACAATCCGAATCTTTGATGAACTCAGGTTCAAATAAACATAATTGTCCTTTCATTTTTCAAAAAAACCCGTGTACAGGTAATCCTGCTTTTTCCTCCGATCATTTTCATATTACATTTTCTGATTGCCTTACATCTTTAACTAAAACTTGCTGTCGGCTCTGCCTCTGGATAAATACAATCATCCTCCATATATTTGTCTATTATGATCGCTGTCTGCGCACGCTCCAATCTCAAAAGCAATATCTGAAACTCATTCAGTCTACGCAATGATGAAATACACACATCATTTGAGATTGAAAGCGTGTACGGTTCTTCTTTTCCACTATTCCATATCCATTTAGAGATAGGAATTTCAATATTCAGTTTCTCATCATGTTCATTCTCAAAAATGATTACAGCCCTCTGATAACTACTCCATAAAGGCTTGTCCAATTCTTCCACCCTCATTTCACAGTCCACGCATGAATACGAAACACCATCGTCATAGCAGATTTCCAAATTATCAGTGTCAATATTTTGATTGCAATGCTTTATCCATGCCTTAAACAAATCTGTAACCTTGAATTCTTTATGCTCCGGCTCTGTCATAAGGTCTTTGAAATTCTTTAAAATCTGCCTATTCCCTAAACAAGTATCAGAATTCACCAGTTCTGTAAGTACCGAATCCAATTTAGGCAGATATTCAGAAAAATCATATTGTTCAATATATGGAACCATTACCTCTTTTATTTTGTTATCAAGCGCGTCTTTTACGTCTCCCCATTTAAAAGCACTCTCAATAGTGCTTCCCAATGCATTCATAAATTTTTCTTTTACAATCTGATTTACTTCATCAGACGAAAGAGCCTCCTGTGCAATTTTCAAAAGTTCTTCTTTCATTTTTTCCATCCTCTCTTTCAGGCTTGTCCAATCTGACCGGCTTATGCCGGCGCCTTTGTATTTTCATCCTTCGGTTTTGCAGGCCTTACCCTGATGCTTTTTATTTCCTTCCCAATCTGGTCAGCATAAAGCATTGCGAGCAGGTTCTTCATAAAACTCAGGCGTTCGTCCGTTACTTCCATATCAAATTTTGCCATAAAACCACCGCCTTTCTGTAAATCTTATGTAATACCGCATGTACATCTTTCCTTAAAATCAATTGCTTTTCTGCATAAAAAATGCTACAATTGATTTGTTTAAAATTTTGGTTTGCCCCGGTTGGTATTCCCGTACCGCCGGGACTTTTCATTATCCTTTTTCTGATATGATAGAACTGATCAGCTGACAATAAGCTTCCATAATCCGGCAAAATCCTTTTGTGCCTGATGTTCTATCCCCGACAAATTCAACAGAAATTTCCCTATCATCCGCCAGACATATTTTCTGATCAAAATTACTGTTCAATTTTTTCATGATGCTTTCCTTTCCTCCTTCCTGTTAAATTATTATGAAACTTATCAAACCGCTTCCGCTTCGTCTCGTCCTGCCACAATCCCAGCCTCAAAGCTCCTCATAAAATCTCCATTGCCTTAATTTTCCTTTTCTCCTATACTGTTTTTACAGGTTCTGCCAAGCCGAGTACAAAAGAAAGGAGATGTATTTATGTGGATATGCAGATGCAATACAGAAAATGATGAAGATGATAAATTCTGTATTGAGTGTGGTCTTCCAAAACCGGCACCATCAGCCAACCACTGTAGCAATCCTGACTGCAAAGCATACAATGTAATCTTACCTAATCCAGAGCAGAAACATTGTGGTAAATGCGGTGCTGCTACTACTTATTGGAAGGCAATCGAAGATTTGTGTTAACAATCTTCCTCAACCAGCACCAACGCTTCTTTTTTGGCGCTGGTCAATTCATATCCACAATGTCCACAAAAATTATCATCAAACTGCTTTAATTGTTTTTTCTGGCATAATGCCCTTCCACAGCTCGGACATACAAAAAACGCCTTCTTCTCACCGCTGATTGCCTTGCCACAGCTTGGACATGTATAAAACTCTATAAAATTCATAATCATCCTCCTATGATGTCAGCTTCACACTTCAACTATTCTAAAATCGGATTTCCATCCCATCACCCTCTTCCTGCTGAGATAATTATGGAAATTATCAAACCGCCTTCGCCTCGTCCTGCCCTGCCACAATCCCAGCCTCAAAGCCATTCATAAAATTTCTATTGCCTTAATTTTCCTTTTCTCCTATACTGCTCTTACAGGACACTGCCATGCCCGAGTACTAAGGAAAGGAGATACTGAACTTCATGACTGACAAAGAAAAACGTATACATGATATTTCCATTGCAATTTTACAAGCAAACATAGCACCAATGTCCAATGACGACGATTACATTCAATACGTTAAAAACTGGACCGATTTTTATCTACATCTATACGATAGCGTAAAACACAATCTTGAATACAAATAGTTAAATGCCATTATAGCTTTCTGTGCATGGCCACTATCTGAATCTCACTGGATACTGCTTTGAGTATTTCATCTGCTTCATGCGCAGAAAGCTCCTTTTCTCTCAATAAATTCATTACATCACGCATTATTTTCTGTTTATCAGAATCTAACTGCATCCCTTTTAGTCCTTTTGGAAAATTTGTAGAGCCTATTTTTCCGCACCCCCTTCCCGCTAATTAGTATGGAAATTATGGCTATTCCAACTTCGTGGTGGATAGGGCGTTTC